CCTGTTCCTTTAAAAGTGTTTCTATAGCTGTTAATCTAGTTAATACATCTATTTGAAAATCTTTATCATTCATAGGCAATCTCCTTATTATTCACTTTATTAGATTATAGCATAAAAACACAAAAAGAGCAATAGTTTGCTCCTTATATTAAAAGGTTTCCTCTTTGCCTTCTCTAACTAAATTTTTATAACAATTTATTCTCCATTTTCTATGTTCTTCACAATAATCATGTTTGCATACTAAATCCATTAAATCAGCTATGTTTCTATAAATACTTGATATTCTTTTTCCATTTAATAATGTAGCTTGATTCTCTTTTAAAGATGCACTATTTTTATTATTTCTATTCCATACATTAACTGCTTTTCTAAATACAGATATAGTTTCTATGTTATCAACTTGTGCTATATGTTGAACTACATCTTCTATCATTGTGTTTTCAGGAAAATCAACTATTAAATCACTCTTAATACATTTAGTCCATGGTGCTATATATAAACTATCAACTAATTTTTTAGGTGTATCTTCATCTAATCCCATATATACTCTATTATTTCCTGACTCACACACATAAGGTAATCTAACACAATCAGGATAATTATTTTTTATTATATGCTCATGCAATTCTTCTAAAACAGTATTACTGTTAAACCAATCATCATTATCCATATAAAGAGTATAATTTGTGGATATAGGATAATGTAATCCATAATTTCTAGCTCCACCTATAAATAATTTCTTTTTAGGTTCTAATAAAATAATATTAGAATTTTTCTTTGCCATTTTTCTAACTTTTTCACATGTGTTATCTGTACTCATATCATCTACAGCAACTATTATGAAATCTTTAAATGTTTGATTTTCTATTGATTCTATACATTTTTCTATATATTCACTATTATATAAAGGTATAATTATTCTAAAAAAATACATATCAACACCTCTATTATCATTATATCATAAAAATGGAAAAAGAGCAATGATGCTCTTTATTTAACCAGCCACACATATTCTACTTCTCTACTTCTACAATCAAAAGTATCATATATAATACCATATTTACTACATACAATATGACCCTTCATTGTAATTAATAAAATATTATTAGGAAATCTTCTTGAAATGAAGCCAACAGTTCCATGTAAATTTTCTAGCCTCTGATAAGTTTTATCTAAATAATCCAAAACAAATGCTCTTTTATCTAATAATGTTCCTTGATATTGTGCTTCATCACTTAAATAGTCATAGACATAATCCCATGATTTATCCGTAGCACATGAGATAGCTCTTATAACACAATCATCTTCATATTTATTTAGTACATTTGCATTATAAAATTTAAACATATTACATCATACTTCTTTGTAATGCTTCTCTTAATTGTTGATTTTGTTGAGGTGTTTCTGCTTCTTCATATAATACTTTAATGAAATCTTCTAAAGCTTTTACCATATAATGAAATGACCTATCTGTTTCTTCGTGTGAAGCTCCATATCTTCCACGAGATTCCATGTATCTTCCATATTCATTATACATTCTATCCATACCTTCATATCCACGATAAGGACTATCTACTCCTCTTCTACCATAGTTACCATATTGTTCTCTACCATAGTTTCCACGATAGTCTCTATAAAATCCATAATTCATATCTTCATCCTCCTTTGCTATATGCCTAGTCTTTGTTAGTTTATATAAACTTTCCAAATTACCAGGATTCATTTCTTGACATAAAATTGTTTCTAAAGTTTCATCTATCTTTTTAATTATTTTTTCTTCTATCATCTGAATTGACCTCCTTTCTTAAAAGGCTTAGTATTTCTTCTTGATTCTTTATAATTTTTTCAAAATATTCTGTATCTTGTTTTTGTAATTCTTGCATTAAATCACTATTGTTATAATCTCTAAATAAGATTTCAAGACTTAATGCTTGTAATAACAAGGATAAATTGTTTATATAATTACTATTCATTAAGCATATCTTTTAATGCTTATATTAGCATTTTTAATAATAGGTATTTCAGTATCAGTAGCAGTTCCATCAAATACTATACTAGGAACACTTTGCACAGTTAAAGTTACATTACCTCTACCACATACTCTTATATATTTACTAATAGAAACATCAGAGTAATCCCCTACTGCTGTTACTACAGCATTTGCTTCAGCACCATTAAGTTTTACACCATCTGCATAAAGTGCTAAACCAACAATACCTGCTGTTGCACTTGTAACATTAGCATCAAAATTTATTTCATATATACCTCCAGCAACTAAATTAAATTGAGCAGAACCTTCATTATGATTTAACCATCCATTAAAGCAATTAGCACTTGCAGTTCTTAAATCTGTATCTGCAAATGTTATTGGTGATGTATTTGAAGTTAATACTAATTCTTGTTCTTGTACACTTTGTATCATATTATTTCTCCTTTCTTAAAATAAAAGAGATAGAACTTGTCTATCTCCGTTCAGTACTGTTCACATCCGTTCAGTACTGTTCACTTTTAGCAAGTTCTCATTTGAGGTTGTCATTAAGACATTATGCTATTAAATTATTGTGTTACCATACCAGTTAGAACCATAGAAACCATTGTATAATGATTGATATGGACTAGATACTATATAACTAGGTACTGGATAAGGTCTTACTTGATTTACTATTGAAGTTCCTATACCATTAGCAGTAATAGTGTTCTTTAAATCATTTACTTGGCTTCTTAAATCATCAATAGTGTTTTGGTTAAGAACATCAAGAATCTTTTGAGTATTTTCAATTCCTTGAGCTCTTAAATCACAGCAACATTTATCCATTGCAGATTGGTTTTGTAAAGCAGTTGTTAATAAATTAGTATTTAATTCATTAGTTTGAGTAAGAATGTCTCTTTGAGTGTTACATTCTGCTAATTGATTAGCATAACGATTTTCTAATACTTCACTTCTTAGGTTACAAATATTAGTTGCATTATCACTAAATCCATTAGATATTAAATTGCTTTGATTTTGGAAACCATTATTTACATCTCTTTGAGTAAATTCACTAGATATATAATCAGTAGTTGCTATGTTGTTGAATCCATTACCACCAAAGCCATTTCCCCAACCATTATTGAATAATAATGCTAAAAGAACTATTGCCCAGATTCCATCTCCACCAAAACCAAATCCATTATTGTTTCCATAACCATACATTGGCATTACTGGATATGCAAATCCATTATTTCCATTTGTTGCTAATTCTACAGTTGGTTGAATTGAACCGTTCATAAGTGCCTCCTTTCATAGATTTAAGTTGCTAGATAACTTATAGGAAAGTACCTAAATCTAGCTTAAGTACTCTCCTATAAGGCATCTAACCTTATTTTTTAGTATTAAACATATTCATTAGGTTACTCCATTGCTGTTTCTGTTGGCTGCTAAAATTATTTGTTATTTTATTTAAATACTCATTAGGATTACCACTTTGCTTTTGTGCTTGATATTCCTTAAATGCTTGTGGATTTACTCTTTTTAGTTGTTGTTCCATCTGACTTATCATCTTTTGTGGAGCTTGATTCATCATGTTCTGCATCATCATTTGTAACATCTGATTCATTATTAATCATTCCTTTCAACTCATTTACTTGTGCTTGTAATAATTCTATTTGCATGTCTTTCTCATCCTTAGGTATTATCTCTGATAATTCATAAGTTCTAATATCACCTTTAGTATTTTTTATCCAAACTATAGACATATCTCTACTAAAAAATGGTGTGTCTGTTATTACCATATCTCTTTGAACTTCATCAATGGAATTTGCATATCTCATAGTGCCACTATTACTTGGTGCTAATTGAAAGTTTTGTGTTAAATTAGTTGGCTGTTGTACAGGTTGTTGTGTAAGTTGTTCTCTCATTTTCTCTAATTCTGAAATTTGATTATTAATTCTATCAAGACTTGGCTGTGGATTATAAGTATTTACATAAGGTACTCCAAACATATTTACCTCCTCATTTATTTATAGTTTATTAAATAAACAAAATTAATGTCAGTATGACTAAATAA